GTCACAAGTTCTCGGATGCCTTGGTTGGGCCAACGAGATGAAAAACACGAAGCCCCACTGCCCTGGAGACAAGGTCTTGCCGGACCTGGGCCGTGGGGCTTTGTGCTGCCCGTCTTCGCCCAGTTCAGGCGCTATGATCGATCCACTCACCCGCAATGTAAGAGCTAATTGTAGAGAGGGGGTCACCCTAAGTGGTCAGCGACAAGGTCACCCAGGGCGAACGCCTCGCGGAACGCGATCACGAAATGTGGGCGCTTCACGTCCGCGGTTGGACGCAACACCAGATAGCCCAGAAGTTTCGTGTCTCCCAGGGAACCGTCAGCGTGCGCTTGAAGCAAGTCCGCAAGGATCTTCCCCGCGCCACCAAGGACGAAGTCCGGGACAAGCACCTCGCCATGATGGACCTCCTGCGCGCCCGGCTCGTGGCGCTAGTCGAACGGCAGGCACCGCCGGTCTTCGTCGGCAAGGACGGAGATCCCGCGCGCGACCCCCGCACCGGCGAGATCGTGGAGGACTACGCCGCCATGATCAACGCCACCGATCGCCTGCTCAAGATCATGGAGCGCGAGGCCAAGCAGATGGGCATTGACGAGCCCACGCGCACGTCCGTGGAAGTGACCACGGTGGAAGCCGCGCCCATCGACGTGGAGCTCCAGGCTCTCGCTGACGAGCTGTCCATGAGGTCCACAAAGGACAAGTCCAATGAGGACAGCGATGTCAGCACCGACGCTTGACATCGACATTTCGTCCCTCACCGAGGAAGAGAAGACAGCACGGCTGACCTTGCTGCGCCGGTACAAGTACCTGTTGAAGTGGGCGTGGGACTGCGGTGACCCCGAGTGCGACGGTGATCCGCACCCGGGCTATCCGGTGCGGCACGCTCGCGCCAACCAGAAGCCACCGCCGGGGGACTGGTATGCCTGGTTCATCATGTCCGGCCGTGGGTTCGGCAAGACGCGCGCCGCCGCCCAGTTCACGAGCAAGCGCGCGCTCGCGGAGCCCAACCACCGCGTGGGCATCGTGGTCCCGACGTTCGCCATCGGGCGTGATGTGTGCGTGGAGGGGGAGAGTGGGCTTCATGGGCTGATGTCCGGAGACGGCGTGATCCCCGCGGAGTACATCCGCACGTGGAACAGGTCGATGGGGGAGTTGATCCTCCACAATGGATCGCTGTTCAAGATCTTCGGCACGGACAATGAGGCAGACGCTGAGCGGTTGCGTGGGTTCCAGTGTCACACGTTGTGGGTGGAAGAGGTTGCCACGCAACGATTCGGGAAGCTGGCGTGGGACATGGCGGCGTACGCGCTCCGGCTCGGTGACGACCCGCGCGCAGCCATCACCGGCACGCCGCGGCCCACCAAGTTCATCCGGGAACTGGTGGATGACGAAGACGTGAAGATGACGCGGGGCTCCACGTACGACAACGTAGGGAACCTCGCCCCCGCGATGGTGAAGCGCATCCGCAAGAAGTACGAGGGCACCACGCTCGGACAGCAGGAGATCCACGGCGAGCTGATGGAAGGCCAAGAGGGCGCGCTCTGGACTCGGGCGATGATCCGGCACGAGATGCATAAGCCGTCCTTCGCCCGGATCGTGGTGGCCGTGGACCCGGCGGGCACCGCGCGCTCCACCTCGGACCTGACCGGCATCGTGGTGATGGGGGTCACCGAGGACGGCGTGGTGTGGGTGCTCGCGGACAAGTCCGGCCGGTACTCCCCGGAGCAGTGGCGCGGCGTGATCCTGGAACAATTCCACGAGTGGAGCGCGGACGCCGTGGTGGCGGAGGTCAACTTCGGTGCGGACATGGTGGCGTCGAACCTGCGCGCGGGCGGCGAGATCGTGCCGTTCATCTCGGTGCACGCGAGCCGGGGCAAGGCGCTCCGCGCCACTCCGGTGGTCACGCTGTACGAGAAGGGCCGCGTGGTGCACCACGGCGCGTTCGTCGAGCTGGAAGACGAGATGTGCACGTGGGTGCCGCCGGGCCAGTTCGACCGCGAGGGGGACGCCATCGCCGCGTCCAAAGACTCCCCCAACCGGCTGGACGCGATGGTCTGGGGCGCCACTGAACTGGTGCTACAGCCGAAACCGACCAAGCAGTATGCCAGCTTCACGGAGGGATGACCATGCTTCCGAGTGATGAATACCGCCAGTACGACCCGGACGCATGGGGCGCCCTCCGTGCGGAGGTGGACGAAGTGGCCGCGCGGATGGAACGGGAGGCTGACGCGCTCGAAGACGCGGCCACCGCGAAACCCCTGCCGAACCGGCGCGACCGCCGGGCCGCCCAGCGTGTCGCGCGGAAGGCGAGGCCCGAATGATCCTCATCGTGTGCGGTGCCGTTCTCGGCATCGGCCTCCTGCTCTTGATCGGCTACGGCGTCGGAATGCGGGGAATGCCCCGTATCATCGCGGCGATGGACGACACCCAGCTAGACGCTTTGGCCGCGGCCGTGGCACAGGCTAGGGAGAAAAGGCGGATGCCGTGAGCTGGTTCAGCAACTTGAGCGTTCGCGCGATGGGTCTAGGCCTAGACTCGCGCGCCGATCCGCCCCGTCCGAGCTCGTCCGACCACGCGCCCAACGGCGCTCTTGCGTCGGCCAGCGGGTACCAGCCTGGCCAGCTCGTCTGGCCGGAATTTGACGGCGAGCTGGCGATTCGGCGCGGGTACGAGCGCACCATGTACGCCTTCCGCTGTATCAACAAAATGGCGTCGGATGTCGCGGGCCTGCCGTTCCTGGTGGGCAACGCACAGAGCAAGACCCCGCGGTCCACGGCGCCGATGGCGCGGCTGCTCTCCCCGCCGCCGGGTGGCCCGAACCCCGTGTTCAGCGCGTCTCTGCTCTGGTGGTACGCCATCGTCCAGTACCGCGTGCTGGGCAAGTTCGCGTGGCTGAAAGAGCGCGGCGACGGCGGCGAGGTACAGGGGTTGTGGCCCCTGCAGGCGCACCTGCTTGTCCCGGTCATGAGCGAGCCAGGAAGCCGGGCGCCGTCCTATTTCAGCGGTTACGAGTACGGCGTACGTGGCTCCGATGGATTCCGGGAGCTGCCGTTGAGCGAAGTCGTGTACGTCTGGAAGCCCAGCGTGCGCGACATCCGCCAGCCGGAGAGCCCCGTGCTCCGCGCCGCGCAAGAAATCAACATCATGGCACTGCTCTCCCAGTTCGACGCCGCGTTCCTGGACAACGGCGGCGTGCCCGCGCACATGGTCACGACGATGCCGTTCCCGAACCAGAGCGAACGCGTGGCTTTCCGTGACCAATTCAGGAACAAGTTTGGCGGTGTGCGAAATGCCAACCGCGCGATGTTCATGGAGCGGAACATCGAGGCAGGAGAAGTGCCGGGCGTCCGGGACGTGGACCCGGTGACGGTGACCAAGGTCGCGGAGTCCCAGAAGGACGCACAGCTCGACGTCTTGCGGGACTCGAAGATCCAAGATCTATGCGTGGCGATGGGCGTTCCGCTCTCGATGCTGGGCGACACCACGCGATCGAAATTCACCAACGGCGCGGTGGACCGGAAAAACTACTGGGAGAACAACGCCGCGGTGATGCGCGAGCTGGCGGACGCGGTGAACCTCGCCTTGGGGCCGGACTTCGGAAGCCAGGACGTGGGGTGGTTCGACACCGCCACCATTCCGGAGCTGGCTACGTACAAGATCACCGAGGACATGGTGAAGCTCAAGCTCGCCACGCCGGACGAGTACCGGCAGGAACGCGGGCTACCCCCGATGCCCGTAGAGGCGGCGCCGGAACCGATCGCTCCGCCGGAACCGTCACCCTCCGAGCCGCCGGACAAACTCCCCGTGAAGAGCCCGGCCGGGCCTGACCCGCTCCCCAAGACCATGCCGTTACGCGCGTCGAACCAGAGAACTACGCTCCGTGAGGTACTGCGGGGGCAGCTCGACACGCTTGCCCAGGACCAGGACCGCGAGCTACGCGCTCGGCTGGACGGCAAGCGGGGCGGCCGCTGGCGGGCGGTGGCCGCGACGAACTTGCGTGACGCGTACGACGAGCCCCACTGGGCACGGCGAGCGGTGGAGCTGCTGACCCCCACGTTGCGCGCGATGGGCATGGACGACGGCGCGATCGGTGGCTATGCCCAAGCGGTGACGCGGTTCTTCGGCGACCGCCTGGACCTCGGATCGTGGGACCTGGACGGCGCGGTGGGCCTGCTCGAAGACCAGGGCACCGTGCCCGCCGCCGCACTCCAAAGCGCCATCCTCGCGGTGGGGTCGGGGAGCGTCACCGCGGCGGCGGCGTTCCGGCGACTGGCTTCCTGATGGCCACGGCGGAAGTCCCGGCCGCCGGTGCGACGGACGCGGAGATCGTGGCCGCGCTCGCCGCCGCACTGACCGCCGGGGCGGCGCTGGCCACGGTCAAGAAGATCCTCGGACGGCTGGCCGACGTGGGTACGCTCGCCGCCACCGTGGTCACCCGGCAGGGATGGAGCAAGGCGTGGTTGGGCGCGGTGAAGGCGGTCACCGGCAAGGACGTGGGCGCCAGCGTGCGCCGCTCCGCGCAGGAGCAGACGGTGGCGGTACGCGCGGCGTACATGGTCAAGGCCACCCGCCGACTCGCCGCGGCGTACGTCACCAAGGACAAGGCCACGATCACGGCGGCGCTCGCGCGCGAGAAGGTGCTTCGTGCCGCACACGATGCCGCGCAGACGGAGCGCATCAGCGCGGCGGAAGCCGTGGCTGTTCAGGTGAAGAGCCTCAAGCCGGACAAAAAGGGCGAGATCCTTCGTGGCTGGTACGCCGAACCTGAGGGGTCGCCGGACGTGTGCCGCACCGCGGACGGCCGGAATTTCAACGCGCTCGTGCGCCCCTCGATCGGCTACCCCGGCGGAGTACACCCCCATTGCAAATGCACATCCGGCAAGCCTCATGCGACCGGCAAACGAGTGGAGGACATCGTGACCAACGTCAAGCTCCGGTGGTCGCCGGACGTAGAGGTCCGGGTGAGCGCGCTCAAGGTTCTTGGCCCCAAGCTCTGGAAGTACTGGACCATGGGGAAGGGCACCGGCCGGTACCTCGGGAAGCCGCACCCGTGGATGGCGCTCCGGAACGCGCTGATCAAGGAGGGCGCGCCCGCGCACATGGCGGACGGCCTCGCCACCAACATCATGATGGCCACGCCCGCGGGCAAAGCCGCGTTCAAGCAGGGCCATCCCGGTAAGCATGGAAAGAAGCGAGGCGAGGACATGACCGAAACCCGGAATATCGAGATCACCGAGGTCAGAGGTGAGAAGGACGGGGAGAAGCCCGGCTTCACCGCGCTGGCCGTGAAGTACGGGGTGCGCGACAGCTACGGCACGAGCTGGCGCAAGGGCGTGTTCCGGGAGTCGCTGCGCGAGGGCATCCCCGTCCTGTGGAGCCACGATCGCACCGATCCGATCGGGCGCGTCACCGAGTACCGGGACGACGACGGCGGGCTCTACGTGGACGTCGAACTCGACGACTTGGACTCGGTGCCGCGTGCGAAGCAGGCGTACGCCCAGCTCAAGAGCGGGACCATGCGGGAGTTTTCGTTCGGGTTTGCGCGCAAGGACGAACGGCGCGACCCGAAGTTGCCGAACACCACCGAGATTCTCCGTGCCGACGTGCACGAGATCTCCCTGGTGATGCGCGGCGCTGTCCCGGGCACCGGCACCCTCGCGGTGCGCGCGGCCACCATCCCCGCGGACCAGGCTGCCAAGCTGCTCGAAAAGGTGGAGCGGGGCGAGCTGCGCGCGGATGAGGCGCTGGCGGAACTGCGCGGCACCGCGGAGGGCACCGGCGCCCTGTTCGAGATGCGGGCCGTGGACGGTGCCGAGACGGACGGTATCGACCCGCTGGCCGTGCTGGACGACGTGGACACCGCGCTGGCGAGCATGGGGGACTCGCTCGACTCGAACGAGATTGAGCAGGCCCGGCGTTTCTTCTCGCGGGCCTCAAGCAAGCTGGCCGAACTCCAGTACTTGCTCGGTATGGACAGCAACGGCATGGGCTACTGCGCGGACGTGGAGGACGAGAAGCGCGCGGAGGACGAGCCGGACAACGAGCTGGACGAGCTGGCCGCGATGCTGGACCGGATCACGAGCTGAACCGAGCTATGATCAGCTCGTGCGCCGGACGTGAACGAGCTGATGTGATCGCACTCCCGGCAGTCCCTAAGCCCTGCCCTGACGAGAAGGAACCGATCATGACTCAGACCACGGAGAAGGCGCGCGCGGAAATGTCCGCCACCGAACTCCGCGACCGCGCCAAGGAAATGCGTGCGGAATTTGCGGAGCTGACCGAAACCCGGGCGACGGACGACGGCAAGAAGGCCATCGCCGAATTTCGCGCGGAGATGGAGAGCATCGACACCCACCTCACCCTGTGGGGGATGGCAGAGGGTGACGCCAACGCGTACCGCATGGCGCGGGCCGCGGGCGTTCCGGGCGGCGCGGTGCCGCCGGAGCAGCGCAAGGAAAAGCTCACGCTGGGCGAGCGGTACGTGGAGAGCGAAGAATACCGCGAGTGGTCCAAGCGCCAGCAGAATGGCAGCTCCCCGGAACTGGAGTTTCGCGATGTGGTGGCCGTGGGCGACGCGAACGGCTCGTCCGGCCTGCTGCCGGTCGGCCAGCCCTACATCGCGAACGTCCGCCAGCGCCGGTTGTTCGTGCGTGACCTGATCGGGGTTCAGACCACCGGCCTCGCAAACATCCCGTACATCCGGGAGAAGAACCCCACGGTGAACCAGAACTCCGCCGCCACGGTCGCGGAGCAGGGCACCAAGCCGGACAGCAAGTTGGAGTTCACCCAGGACAACGCGCCGGTGGAAGTGATCGCCGGTTCGGTCACGATCACCAACCAGATTCGCTGGGACGCGCCCACCCTCATGGGGTACATCAACAACGCGCTGCCCTACCGGATCAAGCTGGAAGAAGAGGACCAGGTACTCAACGGTGACGGCACGAGCCCGAACCTGAAAGGCATCCTGACCTACACGGACGTGCAGAGCACCACCGTTCCGGCGGGCACCGGCGGCGGCTACGGCGATCTCCCGCTCCTGATCGGCGGCGGAATCGCGAAAATCGAACTCGTGGACGGGTTCGCGGATGGCGTGGTGATGAACCCCGCCGACTTCTGGGCGATGGTCACCGCGCGCGCGGCGGGCGGCGCTGGCACGTTCGATGCCGGTGCGTTCACCCAGGCCCCGATCCAGTACGTCTGGGGCCTGCCGGTGGTGCGTACCAACGGCGTCACCGCGGGTCAGGCCGTCGTGGCCAACTGGGCGCTGGGCGCCACGCTGTTCGACCGGATGGGCATCACGGTCCGGACGTTCGAGCAGCACAGTGACTACGCCATCAAGAACAAGGTGCTGCTGCTCGGTGAAGAGCGGGTGGCGCTCGCGGTCAACCGGCCGGACTACTTCTGCAAGGTCCCGCTCCGCAAGGCCGCGTAATCTGGTCCCCGCCACACGTCCAGAGGGAGACACCATGCCTGAGCAGCAAGGGCCGTTCGACCTCCCTTTGGACGTGTGGCTGGGCATGGCCACGCCGCTACTCGCTCCGGATGACCCCCACCAGGAGTGCTACCGGCGGGCCATCGAGCAAGGCGTGGGGGATGTGAACCTGGTGTGCACGTGCGAACCCCCCGCGTGCGACAAGACGTGCTGCGCCACCAGATACGACGATTGGAGCTGGACGTGATGCGCAAGTGGACGTCGGCCGGGTGGTTCGACACCGAACTAGACCGGGTGATCACACCCCAGGAACTGGAAGCCGAACGTGTCGGCGGCAGTGCGCCGGAGGCCAAGAGCGACTCGAAGAGCACCCGGAAGTCCACCCCCGCGGCCAAGAAAGAGGGGGGCTCGAAGTGACCGCCAAGACCCCCACGCCGGACGACCCCCCATTGCAGCCTGGCGCCCAGCCGGAACTGGCCGACCTCGCCGCGCGCGTCTCGGAGCTGGAAAACAAGGTCGGGGCAATGGGCCGGTACGTCCCTCAGCCTCCGCAGAATCCGCGCCCGGTCGTTGACCCGAAGACCGGGAAAGTGGTGGCCAGCGAGAGCGAGCTATCCGGCCGCGCCGGGGTTCCGGACCCGCGCGAAAGCACAGGCTAACCATGATCATCACCGTAGGCGAGTACCGCGAGCTGACTGGGGACTACGCGTCTACGGATAGCGACGTGACGGCGGCGATCGGCCGCGCCCAACGCCGGTTCGAGGGCGATTGCGAACGGCACTTCGAGTCGGCCGAACGCACCGAAGCTGTGTACGTGGGGAGCATGGGCGCGATTCCGTCCGCGATCCCGGTCACGGCGGTCGCCACGGCGGGCGCGACCATCGGCGCGGCGGGGTTGACCGTGCGCGGCCTGGCCACCACGGGGGGCACTCGCTGGGCGACGCTCACTTACACGGGTGGGTACGCCCCCGAGGCCATGCCGCAAGAGGTGAAGGACGCCGTGGCGGAACTGGCCGCGCGGTACCGCACGCCCGCACAGACCGCTGGCGTGCCCGCTGGCGTGACGGACGTGGGCATCGACAGCCAGTCCTATTCCGCTGGCGTTCTGGGCGGCAGCGCCAGCCTCACGCCCGCGCTCAAGCTTCTGGTGGCGAAGTGGTCCCACCCGGACGTGAAGCCGGGCGGCGCCGGATGCTGATCACGAGCACCCGCGTGGACATCGACCGGCCGGAGGACGGCACCGCCACCGACGACTACGGCTATCCGGTGGAGACCAGCACGTCCATCGCCACCGGCGTGCGGGCGTGGGTGAGCGAGACGTCCCAGACCACGGGCCGGATCAGCGGCGGCGACGTGTCCCGGGTGGAGACCTGGGCGGTCCAGATACCCGTGCAGGCGACTGCCGCGGAGATCCGGGAGCGGGATCGGCTGACGGACCAGGTGACGGGGCGCGTGTACGCGGTGCTCTCCGTGGCCAGCTCTACCGGCCTGTTCCAGCAAAACCGGATCATCACCTGCACCCGGGTGTCCTAAGGATCACGCCCCGCCGGGGTACCATCCAAGCAAACCGCTGGGCGCGGCGTACGCGGGGAAACCGCCAGCTCACCCCAGCTCGAAGCCGGAGAGGCGGGGCCACCATGGCGACACGTGTCGAGATCCACTATGACCAGGTGACCGCCTGTGCACAGGAAATCGACCGCAAGGTCTGGTTCGTGGCCACCGAGATCCGGAACGACGCTCGCTCGTATGCCCCCGTGCGCACCGGCGCGCTCCGTGTCAGCGGCCACGTGAACAAGTTGCGGCGAGGGCACTACCACATCGTGTTCAACCCGAAGAAGAAGCAGGGCGGCGGGTACGCCGTGTACGTGGAGAAGGGCACGCGGCGGATGCGCGCCCAGCCCTACCTTCGGCCTGCCGCGTTCAAGCCGCGGGCCTTCTGATGACGGCCCCCACGATCCCCGCGCTCGCCACGGCCGTGGCGCTGGGGTGGGCGCGCTCGTGCCCCGGCATCATCGCCAGCCGCGTGGGGCTCTCCCTGCCGCCGGTGGAGAAGTGGGCAGGCACCGGGTTCATCTCGTGCCCTTTGGTCGTCGGCGGCTCCACCGACATGGATTACGCCTACCGCCGACCCATCCACCAGTTCGACTGTTGGGCTGCCGCACTCAACTCGGACGGTTCGGCGAAGGACAAGCCCCCCTACGGCCAAGCGGAAGCTCTCGCGACCGCGTTGCTGAACTACACGTACCAGCCGGTTCCGGTGCTCGCCCTGCCCCCCGCAATGCAGCCTGTGTGGATCGGCGCGCACATCGGGCGCAGTGAGGTTCAGTGGCTGGAAGAGCCCGAAAAGGGATTCGCGCATTACAGCGTGGATATCGAAATTCAATGGATAGAAAGGAACCCCGCATGAGCGAATACATGTGGGGTGGGCGTGTGCTGCCCGAGGAAGAGGCGAAAGCCCTGAAAGCCCAGGGATTCCAGCTTTCCGAGGTCAAGGACGACAAGTCCACTTCGGACGGTTCTTCCGGCACCAAGTCCACCGCTCCCAAGTCCACCGTGCCGGAAGGGAAGTAGATCATGCCGGTTTCCACCACAACCATGATGGTCGGCCCGGGCGTGCTCCGGCGCGCTCCGGTCGGCACGGACGACGCCGCGATCATCGCCGCCGCCACGCCCACCTACGCCAGCGCGTGGGAGACCGTGGGCGCCACGGACGGCGGCATCGGGCTCACCATCGCGAAGTCCTACGCCAACCACTCCGTGGACCAGGCGGCGGACTGGGTGGCGAGCACCATCACCGAGCGCCACGCCCAGTTGGAGATCTCGTTGGTCGAGATGTCCTTGTCCAACCTGAAAATCTCGCTCAACGGTGGAACGATCACCACCGGCTCCGGTACCGGGGTCGGCGGCGCGTGGGACAAGTACGAGCCCGCCACGGACCTGATCGCCACCCAGGAAGAGTACGGCGCTTTCGCCATCGAGGGAAAGACGCTGAGCGGCCTGATCCGGGTGATCGTGATCCGGCGATGCCTGAACGTGGCCGACGTGACGTCCAGTTTCAAGAAGGACGAAAAGACCATGCTGGCGTCCACGTGGGCAGGTCACTTCGTGTCCGACTCGATCCCCCCGTTCGTGGTCTACACCCAGAAGGCCGCGTAGAAAACCGACAACCCTAAGCCGGGAGAAGAAATGCCGAAGTTCGAACTCACATCCACTCCGTCCACAGAGGACAAGCTAGACGCGAGCCGGGCTCGTGATGACCTGTTCACTGTGGACGGAGTGGCTTTCGGGATGCTGAAAGAATACAGCGCCCGGGAGTCGCTCTATTACGCCTCGCTGGTCCGCCAGCAGGGTTACGACATCGCCGCGGCCTGGGCTGTAGAAGTGGGCCTGGGCTACGTCGGGTACATGGCCCTGGTGGGGAACCCGAACACCACCGACGAACAGGTCGAGTACGTGATCAAGCTGGCCACCTCGCGCGTGCTGGGGCGACCGGACCCAAAATCGCCCGCGTTCAGCCCTGCCGTTTCGGAGTCCTCGGAAGAGGGTTCCACGACGGGTTCAGCGGACGAGAACCCGAAGACTACCGACGAGTAAACGACTGGGTGCTGGACTTCATACGCGAACTGGATAGCGATTTCAGCGTCTACCACAGAATTGATGATTTCCTGGAACTGGGAGCATACCAATTCTGGTCACGAGCGTGGATGCTGGACCGCTACGGGGGAGCGGTGACGAACCGGCGCCTAGCAGAGAGAGAGACCAGCGTGGCCGCTCCCACCAAGACCTCAGCTCCGGACCGGAGGTCTGACGGAATACCCGTGGTGGGCTCGGAGGAAGAGGCTCGTGCCCTGTCGCTGCGCCGGTTCACCACCCAGCACTCGCACATGGCGGCGGAAGGCGTGGAGTCCATCAGCGATGACGAGATGATCCGGCAGTCCGGGTTCGGAGGTTGACATGCCTGGGTACAAGGTCGCGGACATCTACGCGGATTTCAACGTCGATATCGACAAGGGGATGGCATCGGCTGTCCGCGCGGTCCGCGCTCGCAGCAAGGAGATAGGCGCCGCGGGCGCGGACTCCGGCAACGAATTTGGGCGAGGGTTCAGTGAGTCCGTGCCCCGGCACGTGGATCGCTCAGCATCCGAAATCGACAAGCGCGCCCCGAAATTCCGCAAGTCGGGCGAGAAGCTCGGGGAACAGCTCGGGAGCGGGTTCGACTCGCGAGCCAGCAGGGACACCGACCGCGCCACGGAGAAGGTAGCCAAGCGGGCGGAAGCGAAGTTCTCCGCGTTGAAGTTCGCCGGGGCGTTCGCCGGACTGCCCGCCGCCGCAGCCATCGCGGGCGCGGGGGTGGCTGGCGGGCTCGTACTCGCGGCGGGCGCGGTGGCCGGGCTAGGCATCGCGTTCAACAACACCTCGGACGACGTAAAGACGTCGGCCACCGGCTTGACCCAGCACGTCACCGGGCGCATGACCGCGATGGCCCAGCAGATGACGGAGCCGACGTTAGGCGCGATCGAGTCCATCGGCGCGTCCTTCGATCGGCTTGAGCCCCAGATTAACGCGGCCATGGCCGCGAGCGCC